ATATTATTTAGATGAATAAAAGAAAATTTTCGGGGCACCACTACCCCCTATTCATATTAACTCCCGCGACTGTCGGCAACCTATTTCAGGAATTATGCCGATACGCAGCGGAGTTAGGCCAACCAGGTGTCTGCCTGGAAGGACCCCAACCAACGTCGGTCAAGCGCGTCAAATTCATGCGGAAATTGCATTTCCAATCCTTTGTCGAGCAGGGCCTTATTGACCTTGGTCAGAAATTCTGAATAGAACCCTAATCCGTGGTGATAAGCGAACCGTAGAGCTCCTTCGATATTAGTGAAGAGCTGTTCTTGTTCATCGGGCGCTTCGCGAATCCAATTGATCATTTCATAGATGGTGTTCGTATCAATGGGCGCGAGCTTATACTGGGGATACGCAGGGTGGTCGCGTATCTTGCGTTTCAAAAATTGCAATTCCTCAATTGATTTGAGGACATTTGCACCCGTCTTTGAGGCAGGGGTATAATCAATACCATGTTCTAGCAACTCGTCTGCTATAGTTTGTGGATTGAACCACTTTGAAGTTTCCGCTTCAATGGCATATATGTTATCATCTCCATAAATGAAGGTTCGAACAGATTTGTCAAATTGGCGCAAACTAAAGGCTTCACTGGATAGCACCCAGCCATCACCTTTCCCTGGAAGATTGAGGTCCCTCGATATCTCGAACATCCCCTTTTCAACCAATCGCAAATAACAGCATTCGAGGTACATCTGGCCAACAATAGTGTTCAGCACAACAGTGAGGGGACATCCCGAAGGGTTACCCTGGTGTTTAACATGAAGCACATCTTGAGCCAGTTCCCATGTATGAATTAGTTCCACTGCAATGATGTAACAAGCGCGAAAGTATGCAGCTTTATCCATATAAATCGGTGGAAAATTAATATCATCTCCGGGGAATGTAATGATATAGGTTGGAAATTTCGGGTCATTACGTTCAACGTTGTTCCAAGTCCAAATAGCCATAGATTGAATACATTCTAGCATTAGTTCAGGTTCCAAAGTGCCATCAAAGGCAGAATAGTCACCGTCACCGCCGACAGAACTCATCTCTCGAAGCGATTCGTACATGAAAGTCCAGGATGGAGAATCTGGATCAACGCCAACAGCAGAGAATGTCTTTGTATGGGAAGCATAAAACGCAGCGATAAAATCAAGAAACAAAGCACGGCATATAAGAGTAAAATCCGTAGGGCCCATAGTAAAAAGTCGAGTAGATGCCGATTCAATCTTATGGAGAGGTCGGCGCTCATCCTTCAAATTATGAGTCCAAATCCAAGCAGGTCTGTGTCCAGTGGAAAGGGCCATCAAGTTGTGCCAGGTTACGTGGATCAATTCCGGTTTCATAGCGTATTCGGTACGCTCGCCAGGCTCATGAAGAGCATCAAACAGGTAGAACTTTCCCTCGGAGCCAGTTGGACGAGTAAGCACATATGGATAACCAGGAGAGGTATCCAAGTTGATGGGGTCATAATGTTCGTAAGTCGGGTGTCCATTAATGACCAGATTCATGGACATAAACTGCATGTCAGGGCGAAGGCACCGCATCATTGCTTGATTTGCCTGGATGTGTTTGGCAACAAGATCAACAATGTGGGGAGCCCAGCCGATGACAGGTTTAGTGTATTTAACAAGCCCCTTACGAAGTGGGCTTTGGCCGCTTTTATTGCGTGGATCACGCGGTGCCAACACGGATGGAGCGGTCGTTGGTTCTGTAACCATTCCGTGTATAAGTGACGGTTTAATTGAGGTCTTAGTTGGTGAGAAAACACCCTTTCCCTTCAAAACGGTTCCGATGATGGTATAGCCTGTTGGAATTAGGCACCGAGCATCTTCTTCGCTATCGAGAATGGATGAAAAATGAGCCTCATTTATATCCACATACTGGAGTTGGAGATGTTTTTCCAGCATTTCTTGGGTCAGTATGATTCCCAGGCCGCCAATGAACTTCTCAGTGAAGCCACTAACATGGAACGAGACGAGTTTGCGGGTCAGTTTTGCGTTGTGCGCAATTCCAATGGCCCCACAATCCCCTCGTTTAGTAGGAGCCGCATAAGCAAACCCGTTGGCAACCTTGTAACGTATATCATCGGGCTGATGTTCAGTTGGTAAATTCGGCTCTAAATCGCGTCGCACGAATTCAGTCGGATAGACATAAACCGTATCTTCAGTGGCGTCTCGAGAAACGAGTTCACCTTGGAAACGTTTATACACACCGACATCCTTCTCACGAATACAATGTCGAGAAAACATGGGTGCAGGTCGCAGCTGAATAACAGGACCGTAAATCACTAAGTCCTCATCATTAATCCGTTGGACTAGTTCCTTCCTAAATAGAAAGGTCAAAGCATACGGTCCTTCGCCTGTGAGTTCGACTGCCTCCCCATTATTCACATCCGCAATGAAATGATGGGTTAGCAAAAGATTTTGCCCGTTGAATGCCAGCGCATTCATACGTCGCTTGCCGATCTTAATACGATAGAGATGGCGGAGTATAAGTCGACGAAGTTCTTGGGAATTTTGATCTCCGGATTGTCCTTTATTCAATGTGGTAGGGGTCTTGGTCACAACTTTTGATCTAGGGGCATGGCGAGTGGTGGAATCGCCAGATGGTCCGCCCGTAGCCTCAGGTGTCTGTTTGGCAAGCCAGCCTGGAACGTCGATATTATCATCCAGATCGGCATCCTCACCAGACTCTAAGAATGTCCAAGCAGAATAGATCATGTGCACAACGGAGCCAACCATTGCCAAGCCTGCAAGCCCAGCGGCTATTTCCTTGTGATCACGAATCCACTGCTCACACCGTTCTTTAGTGGTGTAAAACATTTGCTTAATTCTAGTGGGATCAAAAATGCTAGTGGATGGAGTATCATCATGATTCGCTTCTGAACAATATTCCCAAATCATTATCTGTTCAGCCATCGAAAAATGAGTAATAGAAGCATGCATGCGCCAAAATTGGGCAGGTGGTACATGATCAGTGGAAACGTGTAATCCTATGCCCCTCTTAACAAAAGTGAGTGGATAATGTTCTTCGAAAAGCGGTGAAATAATGAAACCGCGATCATAAAGGTTATGTTCGCGCGCCAATCGTACGGCGAGATGTTCAGGTGCAGAAGCAGTAAGTATATCGTCAGAGTCTTCATCATCTGACCCAACTTGAGCGGTGTTCAAACGATCTGTGATATTATAAGCCAATTTTGACATCAGATTGTCAACGATTTCTTTCTGTTGTTGGTGGAAGTCGATACATTCATCCCTCAAAATACTAATCATTTCCTGGTAGGACATGATTGGGTATCTGTCACTGGGACGATAATTGGCAAGATCTTTAGGCAAAAACTGGAACTCATACTCAGGATACTCCATTCCACATAGGACAGCACCATATTGTTCCGCAAGTTTCATTTTCTTCTTATTGGCGCATAATTCGCCATGATAATCAACCGTCCAATACTCATCCTTGAGTATCATCCTGATAACACGTTCTCTGCGTTGATGGATAGCAGACCCCGTGGTAACTGGGGAAGTATCTACATAATCGACATTCGATGAACACATAAGTATCCATGAATCAAGAGGGCGGCCCTTATCTGATAGATCGGCTTGTTTAGTTATTAATGGTGCGTTGCCACGCAGGCTCACGAATTCTTGAAGCACCATATTGGCTTTCTCTCCACGCCACTGGCCAAAATCATCCATGTAGATAACAGGTTGTCCATGATAGTCGTCCCAATGATCTGATTCTCCGCGAGAATAAATACAATTGGTAAGTGGCAACCCAAGGGCTTTCACTAACTCTATGGCAACATCACTACATATTTTGGTTTTGCCAATACGCGGCACACCTGAGATATGCAATGTATATAAATCCCGTCGCACGGGTTTATATGCATGAGCACGATCTGCAAGGTCAGCCAATTTCATGCAGTCACGATAATTGATATTAAAAATATTACGATAATATGGGGGCCAACGAGGATCGGTAAAGAGATGGTTAAACCGAGTGGCCTCATCTCGAAGAAAAAGAATAGTAGTACGGAGATCTATATCAGTATCTATCCGTGAGCGATAAAATTCTCGGGAATACTTGGCGACATCTTCAGTCCATTTCTTGAATGCTTGTTGTTCAGCATCCATGATCTTGCGAAAAGCCAAATCAGAGGGATTTGCTTCTAGAAAGTATTCGCAAGCACGGTGGAAAAGTTCTTGTATCTTGGTGAATAAACGTGGGATACAGTCCACGGTTCGAGTCATAGAAAAGAAAATAGTGTTAGCTTTAACAAAGCGGTCAATTTTGTTACCTGATGGAATAGATCGATGGATGAGAAATCCAACGACAGCACACAGAATGCCACTAATAGGCGCGGTCCAATCTTCAATAGATGATTGAGCCTCGTTCTCAGCGGTCCCACTGGACGATTGTTTCGGGTTTAAATTCTGTAAGGCGTGCATAACAAATTCCGCAAAGGAATCGTAAACACCAAAAAGATTAGTAATAATATAGAAAATATATGTGTAGAACAAGATGTTCTGTTTACTCTGGAATAAAAATTGAAGAATTTTAATATCTCGGATAGTAGTAATAAGTAATGGAATGGCCTTTGCCAACATGCCAACATCGTACAAGGCATTGTTGGCCTGAACTGCCACACGATCAAGAACCTGATATTTTGCAAAACGGCCAGTTATTTCATCAATATTGGTGAAAGAGCTGGTCATTCTGCTCATAAGTTCGGGCAATTGAGCGTGCAGTTCAGATGTGACGGCAGCAGTGTGATATGATGACTTATTAAGATTATTCACCATTTCGGGACTAATTTGGGCAAATTTAGCCAGGACGGATTCTAACTGAAAAGCAATTTGCTTGAGAGATGATGTAGTAACAGTCAAATCCTCGAGGATCTTAGGGGTCTTGGCATCAAGAACACTAGCAGCAGCAGAAACTTTGCGTCCAATATCGAAAGCATCTCCACACAAGTTAGAGATTGTTGGAGCAACTTCATTGTTAATACTAGAATTAACAGTGCGCTTAGTTTCTTCAGTAAGGATGTCAGTGCCAAATTTAAACATCTGGGCTTCATTCAGCGCAGGCAGGCGTTTCTTCTTAGTCACGGCAAAAGTGGTGAAATCTGATTTAGTATGGGAATAAGTAATCTGGATCAAATTATCTCTAATAACAACGGGCGCAACCGCCAAAGTGATGTCATCATTAAAAGTAAATATGGGCTTATAAAGAGAGTTGTGGATAACAAATGATTTTCGAAAAGAATCAATGGGGTGAAAACGTTTCCAAAATGCAACAACCAAGTCCTCCATGCCATACATGCATCGAACGGTAGAACCAGTATTGCATATGGATGCGACAGCTCGCCAAATACATTCTGGGACAGGAGCTTTCATATGAGCAACATACAAACGTTTAAAAATTCGCCAATATAATATTCCGGCAGAAGCCTGGATATTATTTTGGGTCACTTCCATATAATCTGCAAGCTGTTCAAGTGTAATATCCGTCCTAGTATTGACAAAATGGGTAAGAAGATGTGTATCATAGGTCATAAACTTAGTAATAATGTGCCTGTCTCTAAGACTATGCACATATTGGGTGTAGGTTTGACCTGTAAATTGATAGCGAGAATATCCATGACAATCAGCAATGAGAGAATCCTTAATCAAGCATGGGTGGGTTTCCGAAGTAGACGTCTGCTCAAATGATAAAGCGCAATTTTCGTTATGGGACATTATCATTTAGGGTTTGGTCCACTGTTTACTGGCACAGTGGTAAGCCGTAGCCAACTCTCAACTGAGCAAATACTAACAAACTTTCCAAATGACAGGAGACAATTAATGAATGAAATCGTATCTATCCAATGACTTTTCAGACCAACTCATGGAATGTTGAAATTAACTTTACACAACTAGGCTGCATACGCACAGCGAACGCTCACAAAGAGACAAAGTTCTAGGGGTACTAACACTAGCCAAAAGTAAAGTTAATAATAACACACCGTTGTTGGGTGAAGATGGGGTCGCGAGCAGGACGCCCCAACTTCAACTCAATAAAGCGAAGAAATGTGGATTGTAAGCAGTGGAGTAACCCACGTACTTAGGTGGTGGAATCACATATTTGAAGGCAAAGTCATCTGCGGAGGCATAAAACACTTCCAAATTCAGTGGAGTGAACTCAGCAACATTTTGCTCGATTCGTATCAACATTATACCATTAGTCGAGTATTGCGGTTCAAGAGGATCTATCTGACACTGAAGATTAATGAATTGAGATGCATACGGAATTTCCAGTTCCATTCCATGTTCATTAACGTTAGGTGTAACCTTATAGGCATAACCAGTATAAGGTTCAACAAGAGAATTATTCGAAGCAGGTGTTTGTTGTGGCAATCCTATATCAGGTCGAGCGGCGTAATAATCAGGAAAGTGGAATACTTTAATCATAGACGGATCAATCTGAGAGTTACCAAATGCAAGCTTGTAGCGAATACCACCACACCACTGATTAAAAATCCTAAAATAATGGCCTAAACCAGAAAGAGAATCAGTAAGCGTGTATTTGGCTGGAGTAACAGGAATAGTGATATAGACGAAATTTTGATTAGCATTGAGGACAATGCTATAAGTACTATGACGCTCATAACGATGAAGAACATCGCGCAGGTCATCAACGCACTCAAAATTGGAATGTAAAATCGGAGTTTTGTAAGACTTAGTTGACCGTTGGATAACGGTTTCAGTAGCTTGAACATTCGGGTCAGCAATTTCAACTCGATCTTCATTAGCAGATTCCTCCTCCTCACCCGCCTGAGCAGTATTGAGAGGGGGGGGGATCTCCTTTTGAATTACGAGAATCAATTGCTCAATAGTGTTTATCAGATGGGAAATCTTATTAAGCATTTGATGAATATTGTTCAGCTGATTATAAACATTCTTCGGTTGGGAAGATTTAGTTTCATCATCAGACTGAGCAATATTCAGGTGGGTCAAAGACGGAAGATCTAATCCAAGAGAAGCAGTAACTAAAGGGGTAGTAGCATTATTAACCGTAGGCACAACAGTAGGAGGCACAGCAGGAGTGATAGGAGCAGCATAAATAAACTTATAATCGCCACTAACATTACTAACGGAAGGGTACTGTGTATTATTAATAGGTCGTGGAGCCCACAACTTCATATCAGAATTACCAGAAATAGAGAGCAAAATATCAACGGAGGAAGAAACATTATCAGGATGTACAAGAGAATTCTGAACGAAAATGTAAAACTGACCAAGCGATGATAGACCAAGATCCTCAACAGTAGGATTTTGATTAGATAAGCGGGTCTTAAGAAATCTCTGAGGAGAATTATACGGGAGAGTAAAACGGTAAGAAGTATTCATAACATTAGCCAAATCTAACACAGCCATAGGGAAATTAGACAATTCGTCCATATCAGTCAGTGCAGGACCATGGTAGCCACATGCATAAACCAGAACGAGACGACCAGTGTGAAACTGGGAAGCAACAATTTCAATATCAATATTGATACTGCCACTCCAATAAGTGAAATTCTGAAGCACAAAAGAGGCAAAAGTAAATGTATTGAATTGACTAGAATGGAAATAGGCAGGGGTCAGTTCCAAAGAATATAAACGAGAACCAACAATAGAAGCATCGGTCCAAGGAACAATAGAAAAGAGGGCAGGTCGTGAAAGAATAGCAGGTAAATTATATTCATCCCCAAGTCCTTTTTCAGCAACAGCAGGAGGAATATAAAAACCGTATGGATTCAGAGAAAGTCTAGTATTGGTATCAGAACCAACACCATAAGAAAATGAAGAAAAATTCTGAAACTTAGACATATATTCTGCTTTATGACAAAGAGGGCGATCCATAAGCATGCCAGCGACTTCAGGTGCAACATCAAGAAGATTTACACCGTGCTGTAACATTTGACCAACGTCACCAGGAATAGACTCAAAATCTCCAGCGAGAACTTTATCAACAGTACCAGCAGCAGTATCAACAACGCCCTGTACAGTTCCAACCAAAGAATGGATAGTATCCATAATGGATTGAGCCTGATTCAAACGGTTTTGAGCTTGGAAAGTCGCAAGAGAAGGATCAGGTGTAACAAGAGTAGCGGGTTTGATCTGAGTAAGTGAAGGATTTGTAGTAACACGAAGTTGAGCGTCAGCCAAAGTCATCCATAAAGTAAGAGTACAAGTGGACGGAATAGCATCAGTAACAGCAAGTGGAGAAACACAAATAAGG